ATATTAAATATTCTGATATCATCAGAAGAAACTGCACTCTATTTAGCAAAGAAGTTTGGTGTGCCTGATAATTTAATTAGAGATGCAGATGAAAGACAACAGTTAATACAGATGGCACAGCAAATGCAACAGATGCAACAACAAGGAGAAGTACCTAATGCCTCAACACTTGGGGGTTGATGGATACCCTAGACCCAAAGAACAAGACGAACAAATTTCCAAAGTAATAGAATCAGTTTTTAAAACTCCAAATGGTTTGGAGATGTTACAGTATTTAAAGTCAGTAACTATCGAAGCAGTCAGTGGTGCTAATATTTCAGATGCAGAGTTAAGGCATTTAGAAGGGCAACGATATTTAGTGGCTTTAATAGTTAAGAGAATCAACCATGCACAAAGGATAAAGAAATGAGTGAAGAGCAAGCAACACCAACAGAATCAGCTACAGACACCCCAACAGAAACAAGTGTGCCTCCCACAACGACTGAGTCTGTAGCTGAACCAACAAGACCTGAAGGCTTACCTGAAAAGTTTGGTTCATGGGAAGATATGGCTAAATCATATTCAGAGTTAGAGTCATGGAAAGGTAAGAAAGAAGAAGATATAAAAGCTAATGTTTTACAAGAGTTAGAAACGGAAGCATATGCCAATAGACCTGCTAGTGCAGGTGACTATCAAATACCTGAGATACTTGATGAAGGTGAGGCGGCAACTAATCCATTACTTAAATGGTGGGCAGATTATTCTTGGGATAATGGATTGTCACAAGATGAGTTTAATGAAGGTATAACTAAATGGGCAGAACATAATACAAGTGATGAACCTGATTTAGAAGAAGTTAAAAAAGATTTAGGTGATAATGCAAATCAAAGAGTAGAAGCTGTGCAGTTATTTATGAATAAATTTTTTCCTGAAGAAATGCAAGATGCTGTTGCATTGCTTGGCACAAGTGCAGAGGGAATAAAAGCATTAGAACTTATACAAAGATCAATGCAACAAGCACAGCCAAATAATCAAGCCACTACTCCTGCAAAACAAACAATAGAAGATCTTATGTCTAAAATGAAAGATCCTAGATACTATGATCCTGCAAGAAGAGATCAGGCATATGTTCAAGAAATAACTAATGGCTTTAAGACACTTTAATGGCGAAGGTATCTATGATGGATACCCTATAGTCAAATCACATATAAAACATTTAAACTATTTGCAAAATAATATGCGAGATGCAGATGTTCGTGAGTGCATGATACATGGTGCTACACCTTTTCGTGCTTTGATGGCAGGTATCCGTGAGCCTAATAGTGAAAGTTTTACTGTTATGGTTGATGGACAACCTGCATTTATCTTTGGTTGTAATCCTATTATAGATAATATGATAGGTAAAATATGGGCATTAGGCACATATGATATACATAAAATACAAAGAAAGTTTCTAAAATGGTGTGTACCAGTAGTAGATTACTTTCAAAACAAGTATTATCAACTTGAAAATGTAGTACCTGCTGACCATGCAAAGACATTACAATGGTTGGATTACATAGGTTTTGAGGTAATAGAGCAACCTATAATGATAAATGGTTTTGCTGTTTTGCGATTTGTACGTTGCAAAGGCGAAAAAATTTTGGTAAATAAAGAATATAGCCCAGTTTGTAGCTGATAGCCCTAACGGATAACTAGATGAAGCTAACATTGGATAACTAGACGTAATGTAACTTTAACTTTTTAGTGGAGAACTGAAATGGCTAACACAATAGATACAGCCTTTATTACCCAGTTCGAGACCGAAGTACATTTAGCTTATCAAAGAATGGGTAGTAAATTAAGAAATACTGTCCGTACTGTAGCTAATGTATCAGGAAATACAGCAAGGTTTCAGAAAATTGGTACTGGAACTGCGAGTACTAAATCTCGAAATGGACAAGTAACACCAATGGAATTAGCACATACAACTGTAGATGTAACAATGCAGGACTTCTTTGCCGCAGAGTTTATCGATAAGTTAGATGAGCTAAAGACCAATATAGATGAGCGACAAGCTGTGGCAACAAGTGCGGCGGCGGCTCTTGGAAGAAAAACTGACGAGTTGCTTTATACTGCAATGGATTCAGGTGCTAATAGTACACAGATACATGACACAAGTTCTGCTGTTGAAAAGGCAGATTTGTTAGCTGTATTTGAAACTTTTGGTACTGCAAACATTCCAGAAGATGGTGGCAGATATATTGCTATGCACCCAAAGGGATATGCTGATTTATTTAATATAAATGAGTTTGCATCATCAGACTTTGTTGGTGAACAGAACTTACCTTTTGCAGGTGGCATGACAATGAAAGAGTTCTTAGGATTTAAGATCTTTTCTACTGCGGCTATCACAGCAGGTAAGAATATGGCATACCATACAACTGCTGTTGGTTTAGGTATCGGTGCTGATGTAAGCACAGAACTAAACTACATTGCAGAAAAAGTATCTCATTTAGCAACCTCAATGATGTCTATGGGTGCTGTTGTTATTGATGACAA